GTCTTTGAACCCGAGAATACGACCGGCCGCCACACCACGGATCTCTGCACCCTGCCAGATGATACGGTCGTGTGTACGCTCGATGTTTTTCTTCGCTGTGAGTAACTTCTCGTTCATGAGGTCAACGAGAGGCGACAGGCCGCGATCATGGCGCATGTCCAGCAGCTGCATGTCGTCGCGCGTTACCGTTACGGTTTGCGGGATTTTGCAGGTTGGCTGGAACTTACGACCGATCACAACGTCTGCCGCTGTTACCGCTGGCGTTGCTGGCCCGATGGCTACGGCTTCCGCCTCACCTTGGTCGGTCAGAACGTCGTATGCGATCTCGCGAGAACCTGGGTGAAACCCTGTGTCCTCGGGAAATACCTCACGGCTGGCGAAGGGCTCATCTGCTGCGCGCACCAGTTCTTGGGCGACAGAGAAAAGTTCCTCAGACGGGACGACGGCATTCAGACGAACTCGAATTTTTTCACCCCGAGAGTTTGTGGTGTCGAAATAGTTATCGCCGCGCGAGGGTGCTTCGAGTTTGAACGCGTTTTTGCGTCCATGAACTTCTGCGACCTGCGCATTGATAGCTTTTGCGAATTGCGTAATCCGACTCATGATCGGATTGTTGGTAAAGTCAATTGGCTTCATTCTGTTCTCCTTCTTATGAACTCGCGACAGGGTACACTGGGTTACCGTTCAGGTAAACCTCTGCAACCGTATCGTACACGCGCTCGATGCGAATGCCTGATGTTTGCGCGATCAGAAGGCTTGATGTTGCCGATGAGGTCAACCAACCTTTCTTACCTGTAGCAAACGACACTCTAATCGCCCCACCGACTGACGGCTTGTTGTCCGGGTCGATTTTCGCGATGTAGTAACCGCGACGGCCGATGCCAGCAATGTCTGCTGCGAGGTATGCGTTGTTCGCATAGTCGCCAGAGCTTTGTGCGATGAGAGCAACGCCCAGAAGGTTCTGTGTTGTTGCTGGCCCAAGGACTTCTGCCCCGCCGGTGTCTGCGACGACGAACGCGCCGAAGTCAAATGCTGTAAGCACCTTTTGCGCTGGTGCTTCTTGAGCGGCCGGATCATAGGTTCCGAGCGACCCTGCGGCCGGTTCACTGATTGAGTGAATCGGACGGCTTGATGGTACTGATGGTGCACTCATTGTTTGCCTGCCTTAAAGGTCAGACGCTGATCGAGAGATCACGTCGCCTTCTGGATTGTACGCCGAGTGGTCATACCCGTCGCTCGTTGCCGAGTTGATTCGCAGCTTTGCAGTCTTTGTAAGAACTGCCAGCGTTGCCTTCACTTCGGTTTCGTTCATTGCGTTCACTTCTTTTTCGGAGAACGTGTTCGTGCGTTTCAGCACCGCTTTGCGATAGGTCGGGATGTCGTTCATTCTGAACGCCAGATCCTGTGCATCTTCACCGAGAAGAGCCATCGCCTGTGCCGCAGCAGTTTGCATTTCGGACATATAGCCCTGCACCTGCTTTGCCACCATTGCCGGCAGGGAGTTTGTGACGCGGTTCATGACCTCTTTGTCAGAGTTCTTTTTCTCCGCATCTTTTTCCTTGTCGTCATCAGCGTTTTCCGTCGGAAGTTTTTTCTTCTCTGGATCTTCTTCTTCGGCGTTCTGTGTGCCGCCCATCTTTTCTACGAGCTGGGCGACCGCTGTTGCCAGTGATTCGACCTTTTCTTCGAGTGTCGACATACGTGTGTCTTCGCTCGCTTGCTGCTCTTCGCTTTCTTCTTCGTTCACCGTGTTTTGCGGATTAGGCTTTCCAGCCGTAGTCTGCTCATCCACGTTTGATCGTGTTTTTTTCATATTCTCGCGCCTCCGTTCAAATTTCTCAAACTCTTTCTTCAGGGCAGGTACGAGTTCAACGCTCGCCCGGTTGTTATAGAGAATTTTCACCGCGTCACCGGCCCTGCCCTGTTCGACAAGCGCGATGTGATTCATTACTACGTCGGACTGAACTCGGGTGTATTTCTCACCGTCGTAAACTCCTTTTTGTTCAATGACTTTGCAATTATAACCTTGTGAGAGCTCCCGCAGATCACCGCGCTCTACAGCGTCGCATACTGCCGGGTTGAATATCTTTACGAGCCCCAGCACGCGGCCGTTTGTTTTATCAACCTGTGGGTTGTACAGGATGCCGTCGATCAGCTTCTTGAAATTATCACCGTTGACGTCTATGGGCTGGCCGTTGTCGTCTGTTGGGTGGTTGACGACGAACGGGCAGCCGTCGCACGATGCCAGATAGTCGTCAGAGAATATGTCGTCGCCGAGGAGCTCTTTTGTTTTAAACTCTGGGTAATCGAGAACGCCTTTCTGCGCGATGACCACGGGAACGATCAAGAACCCTTCTGGTGTGCGCTCAGGCTTATCGTAGAATGTGACGGGCCGTGAATACGCTGCGCGGTTGGTCGTTGCTCTGTTGATTCGCTTCGCCATCACAATACAAATGCGCCTGCTCTACAGACAATCCACTGTCAACAATATTCATAGAATGAACTATTCATAGACGGTGCGCTCAAATTCATTCCCGTCAAAATCGACGAATACTTTTTTCACCGGACGCTTGCCTTTGTTGCTTGGGTAGATGTTCGGCGCGCTTTGCGACTCATCCTCTGGGCCGAAGGCTGGTCGGCTTTTACACCGGCACTGGTAATCATCACCCGGGTGACCATGAACTCCCGGACGTATCTCTGGCGGGTCGTCCCATCGAAAGTATTTCCCATGATGGTCGCGGTGCCTTGGTCTGGTCTGGGCGTCATTCATGCAGATCCAGATATATCCGGGAAATCCAGCGCTGGTCTGCCGGTCTTTATTGATCGAGGCATACGCCTTGGCGACCTGGTCTCGTGCGACGAACTTGGCATACGCGCGGCCCTTTTCGGTCTGCCGCATAACCTCGTCTTCGATGATCTTGAAGTTCGACCCTTGCACTACAGCCTGCTGGACAGCCATCTCGAGCTGCAGGGACTGCTTCTTGGCTATGGCCTGCACCAGCTCGATGTTTTCTTTGATCGCTTCGTTCAGCGACGGGATATCCTTGGTGAACGTCTGCTTATTGAACGGGAACTTTGCCTTCTCGTACTGGCCGACAATATTGCGCTGGATTCGGTTATCGACGGCGGTAAATACTGATTCGATCGACGAGAAGATGTTCGACTTCTGCAGTTTTTCCATTACCTTTGAGGTAATGCCTTTTACCTGCTTCCTGAAGTCCGAAAACTGAAATGCGTTCAACCGGTGCTCTACCTGGTCGGGCAGCGTTGGCTCTCGCTCCTCTTCGACGATCACTTCCCGCAGTAGAGCTAAATACTCGCGGTTGATGAATTTTATCAGGTTGTCGAAAACGGAGACATAGACCGTTTCGGTGTCGTCAGTCTTTGCGAACGGGATCATGCATTACGCGGCTTTCTTCTCGGCTGCTTTGCGGATGGTCTCCCATACGTTGGGGAAGCTGACCTTTGTCTTTTCAAAGAGCCCCCATGGGTCTGCCGGCGCGTTGACCAGCTCGCTGGCCATATCCGGAAAGTCGGGGATCTCAGCGTGTGGGAAAAGCTTTGAGTAAACGTCGGCTTTGATGACTTCGCTGTCAACCAGCCCACCCTGTTGCAGCAGGCTAAATGTCTGTGCCTCGGTGAACCGGATCTGCGCATCCTGCATCGGGTCAACAGACTGCAGTGGATTGAACGCGACCTTTGGATTGATGTCGTTCAGGCTAATGCCTTTGCGCATGCACAGGTCGTAGATTTTGCCCTCTTTCTCGTGGATCAAATACGGGAAGATAAACTGCAAGATGCCGTCGAGTTTGATGTTCTGCTCTTCGGACTTCACCAGCTCGTAGTAGTCGCGCTGGTCTTTCATGCTCGATGCAAGCTCTCCCTGGGCACTGCCACGGATGATGTTCTGCGGCACCCGAGAGGTTGTCGAGAGGAACGCGTACAGGAAGTCCGTGGCATCCTTCAGTCCGTCGAACGATGTGGTGATGTACTGCGCATCATAGGTCGAAGGCATCGCGGCCACAGACTTTGAAGTGAACTGCATTTTGATCGTGTTCAGCAGCTCTACCATCTTGGCCTTCACGCCGGCTGAATCGTTTTTTCCCGATGCCAGAATGCGCGTCAGCTCTTCAGAGTTATATTTCACGATCAGCGAACGGTATCGGAGCAGCAGCTGCACGATCGTCCACTCAGCGATATTTAGTCCCATGCATGCCGTGTTGATCTTTTCGAGCGTTGAGATACCGCGCTGACGAACCGGGTCGAGCGATTGAACCAGCAGATAGTACCGCGACGGGTCAAGGTTGATCCCGAAGACGTTTACATACTCGAAGTCCTCGAAGTTTGATGCCAGTGGATCGTATGATTGCACGCGGTACGAAAACAGCTCTTCGCGCACGACGTTCAGCTTTTCGACCTTCTCGAGGTTGGCGAACTTCAGCGGCGCCTTCAGGTGGTGCCTGCCTGGCAGCATGTTGGTTTCCTGAACCACCGGCACCATAAGTGCACCGCGCGAGAACAGGCGGGAATAGATCAGCCACTTCAACAGCACTCGTTTGTAGTCCAATGACTCGAGTCGCTCCATGATCAGGTTGCCCAGCTTGTATTCGTCGTAATTGGTTTTAATGGTGAACCCTTGGCGAAGGGCATCGTGCGCTGGCGCGTCGATGATACGCTGCACGACATCGAGTGAGCGGTATTTGATTCTTGCTTCGGGGCCGAAGATCGTCGACTCTACGACGTCTATGGATTTTGTCGGGTCTCCGCCTTCGGTGTTAATCCCAAGAGCGTCGGAGTAAAGTGCGTTGGCTCGTGTGATCGTTCCGAGCGCATGTTCCATAGGAGAGACGGCAGGCTGGACATAGATGGCATTGTCTCGCGCAACCGTCTTTTTGGAAAACCATGCCATGCCTCGCAAAGCCTCATGACTCTGCGGCGTCAATTAAAATTGGCTTACATCCACGAATACATGTCGCCGTTGCGAATGATGGCAAATCGAAAGTACAGGAAGTGGAACCCGTGCCGCGCAACATCACCGACGACTTCTGCTTCGTATCCGGCAAGGCATCGACGGTCGCCCCGGTTGAATACGATGGCAAACAGCGAACACACGGTTCTGGTTTTATTATCTTTCTCGGTGACCGTCAATCGGCCTGCGTCGAATGGAATGAGGATCATAGTTTCTCCAATAGGTATGCAAGGCCACCAACGCAGCACAGCATCACGCCAAGACCGAAAAGCACGGCACCGCTCCACAGCAGTTTCCAATGGTCTTTGTCTGCCGGCGTGTCCATGCCATAGGTGTCCTGAGTCTGCCCCGTGTCGCTTTCATGGAACAGCATGGCGGTAGCCGCCACAAAGCCGATCCCTGCCATAAGCACGACCGATGCCACCATAAATATTACGTTACTTACGCTCACACCATGCCTCGTCGATCTGCTCTGGGAATGCATCCACCAGCTTTTTCTTTGCATACTCGCATTCGCGTTCGGTTTTGTATTCCTCGGTCAGTATCGTGTCGATCTTATGCTTCAGCGCAAACTGAACCTCAACCACGACAACCAGAACCCAGCTCGATATTAAAATCATTGAATTACCCTCACTGGAAGTTTTCGGATCTCACTGCCTCCGAAGTAAGCAGGCTCACCGTCAACATAATTGTCGAAGTATTGCGCGATCTCCTCGACCCGCTCGCTGAAGTTTACCACGGCGGATGAATTGCGCAGCTTCAGGCGGATGTCGTCGCGGATGTAAGACCAGTGGTGCATCTCGATCTCATCGCGTCGGTACACACGGAACCTATCCTCGGGCAGCGTTTCCAGCTTCCGGGTTTTGTCGACCTGCACCGAGAACGTCTTTGCACGACCGAAGCGGCGTCCGTCTATCTGATAGATCAGTGGCACGAAGTAATCCTCTGGCGGGTCGACACAGATGGTCGGCTTTTTGTAATACGTCTGCATCTGGCAGGCCGTGGTGATCAGCCTTTCCCGGCGCACGTCTTCCCAGACCTTTTTGATCTCGTCAGGCTTGTACAGCTCGTCGCAGTCCATGGTCATGAAGTGCGTACAGCCTACCGAACGGCTGAGATCCATGCCGACGTTTCGTTTCGCTGTCTCTGAGATTGCGGGAACCAGGTGCACCGGCCTAAATAGAACGTGATGCTTAATGCCCACCTTGCGGCAGAGATCCAACGCGGGCCGCATGTCACGCTTCTCACCCGTGTTCGAGACGTCTTGGTACACGACGCAAACGAAGTCTGCGATGTGCTTCACGGTATCGAATGACGCTGGAAGGTTCTCTTCGCCGTCGAACAGGTTGTATGAGATACCAAGTTTCATTTGCTCTCTTTGAAGTTATTAAGTGCACCCCATCCAGTAAGCGGGACAACAGGGAATTGGACGAACCACCGAACATGGCTGGCATCTGTTTCGATTTCTTCAGCCAATCGGACGAAAATCCATTGCAGTATAATATAGTTCAGAAGTCCAAGCCATGTAAGGCCAAATATCCAAACCGTGCGTTTCACGATCAGATCTTGCGAACCTCCGTTTACATTCTCATTTGGTACAAGCTTTTTCATTCTTTTATCCCCCAGAAGTATAGGTCATGCGCGGCCGGGTTTACTATAACCAATGATGAGGAGAACTTTGCATTTTCAAAGACATGCATCACATCGGCGCGCGTCAGATTCCTGTAGTAATCACCAAGTTTGCGGAAGCCAGGGTTTGCCTCGGGCTCGCTCTGGCTGGTGCCGTGCTCCTTGCGGCCCGTGGTCGCGCAGGTAAAGATCAGCAGGCCACCGGGTTTCAGGATGCGGTACATGGTGCGCAGCGACTCTTTGTAGTTCGGATCGTGTTCAAGCATCTCAGTGCTGACAACGACGTCGAACATTTCATCGGCCCATGGCAGCTCGTGTATCATCCCGACAATGTCTACGTTTGGGCCTTCGGCAACGTCGACGCCGGTGTATGTGCAGTTTGAAAACAGAAGCCTGTTATTTCCGTTAACGTCATAACTCCCAACATCGAGCACGATCTTACCGTGGAACATTTGCGGGAATTGCCGCTTTACCGACAGGCAAAATTCCATGACTTCAGTGTGCATGCTCTTCCACCTTTCTCTTCAGAACCATTTTCTTTCCGATCAGCTCATCTATGGCAGAACATCCACAGGCATCGCGTATACGTTTTATCTCATCGACCGATCCATTGTACGTGATGACCATGTCTGTCTCTAAAAGGACATCGATCACGTAGTCAGGCCATCCCTTTCTTACCCGTTTTTTCAGGTTGATGATGACGCCATTTATTGTATCTGGATCGCTCATTGGTTCTCCATGAATTTCGTGTCCAGATTGGCCACAGAGCCTCCGGGCTCCACGGTGTAATAATAGAGTGCGATGCTCTTCCGCGACGCGCCAGGAGGGCAGGAAAGTGGCTCTGGATGGCCGTGCCAGCTGGATGCCGTCGTGCTAAAGATGACCATCGTGCCGAAACGGGGTTTGATGCGCTTTTCGGTCTTGGATTCGTTCATGAGGATCAGCTCTCCACCCCAGTTATCTCTCCACCCCTTGTTCAGGTAAAGCAGCGCGTTGACACGGCGATACAGGTTACTTTCAGAATGCCGCGCGAAGTCGATGTGCATGCCCAGCTTCCCGCCCGGTGGGATCTCGTGGTATCCGCCACCGATCATGGCTGGGTCTGCCACGAGGCCTTTGATGCCGGTCAGGCCTTCGAGGAACTCGATAAACTCCGGTGAGTTCATCATCTCGATTAGCGCGCGGCCCGATGGGGTCATTTTCTCTGGCGTGTGGATCGCGTTCTTTTTCTCGAGCGCGTTGTCGAAGCGCGAGTCTGCGATCGCTGCCACATTCGGCCATTCGCTCAGTGTGTCATCGGCCAGGTGTCTTATGCCCGGAAACAATCCCGGCAGAACACCGGACTCGATCGATAGGGCTATGTGCGGGAAAGGAAAGTTATCTCGGTACATACGCCCGAGCTGGTCTGCTGCTTCGCGGTACATGGTGTCTCCTCAGAACGGAATATCGTCGTCGCCTTTCATGCCGCCTTCATCATAATGCGCGGCACCACCGGATGGCTGGTCGGTGTGCTCACCGTTTTTCTTTTCAAGGAACTGGAACGACTCAACGGATACAGACACGTCGCTGCGCTTCTTGCCGTCTTTGTCTTCCCATGATGAGAACTGCAGGTGGCCCTCAACGCAGATTCTTTGGCCCTTGGTGACATACTTGTTCACCGTCTCGGCCTGCTTGCCCCACACGGTGCACGGGAAAAAACCAACGTTGTCTTTCGACTCCTTGGTCTCCCGGTTGTACGTGCTGCGGTTCGACGCCAGGGTGAACCGGCACAGGTACGATCCGCCGTTGGTTGATTTCAGCTCGGGGTCGCGAACCAGCCGGCCGATCAGAATTACTCGATTTATGTCAGATGCCATGGATACCTCTCAGATTGTCGTAAACGTCTTTTTGCCCAATGGTAGCGTCGCGCACATCGTCCAGTAAATCGTGGCTGCGGCTTTCCAAATGCCTGACGATCGCTTTTCTGATCAGCGCGTGTCGATAGCCATGGCACTTGAATTGCTCGATAAACCAATTGTCTTGATACCAGAAGCGCAGCACTGGCGGGAAGCACTCCTCAAAGCCGATGGCCTCGATCATAGACCATTTGCACATCCATGCCCATCCAGAGAAGAAGTGCGACGGAGCATAGCCTTCCGATTCGCCGTGCTTGTCTTTCTGCAGCACTGAATTGTCCGTCCATGCGCTCACTACGTCCCAGCGGTTCAAAGCATCCACCAGCGCGTCAAAGGCGCCGGCATGCACGACGATGTCGTTGTTCAGCACGCAGAAGATGTCGGTGCCAAGCATACTGAAGTCACGCACCGCGTAACCCAGTGCTTCGTTGTAATTGAACGGGGTCTTGCGCAGCAGTCTGTCGACTTTGTATGGATCGAGGTAGAATGGCTCTTTATCGAGATTGACGTTGGTCTCCACCAGCGTGAAGATTGAGTTCTTGGGCCGAGCGTTATTCACGAAGCTGATCGCCCGGTACGTCATCTCGTACATCTCGCGGTTGGCCGTGTTGGCCAGCATCACGATGAACATGTTGGAGAACTTCATGCGCCCTTCGTGATGCGTTCCAGATAGAACTGCAGGTCGTCATCCATCCACTCACGCAGCTGCTCGTAGTCGCTGTCTTGGCCGATACCTGCTGGGTCGCGGCGCTCATAGAACCCGGGATAATGCCCGACGCCACCGCAGTCACCTATGCCGTGCTTTATGCCAACGGAGATCCTGTGCGGTAGTTCTTCGGCGACACCCTTCAGCTGCTGCCAGATGCCGATGTCCATCCAGAGCGGGTCGAGCGCTTCCCAATTCAGCGGCGCGTCTGGGCGGATGGCTGTAGAGTATGCCGAAGCCCGTCCGGGGTGCTTGCTGTGCCAGTACCGCTGGCTGAAGATGTGGTAATAGAGCGAGTCGTTGATTCCATAGATATCCGGCCGGCCATGGAACTCCCAGCGTTCGACCATGCGCGCGATATAGTCGGCCCGATACCAATCATCGTCTTCGATCAGGAAGACCAAGTCGCAGTCCTTGATCTGCGAGAACCCGAACCTGTACCGCTCAGCAAGATCATGCGGGAACGTCTTTTGCTCGTAGTCGACCACGACGGTTTGAGCCACCGGAAGCGTTTGCCGATTTACATATTCCAGACACTGCTTTAGAAACGCAGGTCTATTGTTGCGTGTGGGGATCACCACACCTACCTTTACCCCAGACATTGACCTTTGTAATCGTGAGAGGTGATTCGTCAAATACATTGACGGTTCAAAGGTCTCGATGCCGCTGGTTTTCCAACAAGTTCCTCTTGGTCGCTTTTCCCCCGGTGTCGAGGTTAAATCCCACCGGGGTTTTTTATCTCAGCAATTCGTTTTGAATATCGAGAAGATCCTGAACGTCAGCTTCGGTGTAGCCTGCAAGGTATCGGATCAAAGCCGACAGCGCGTCGGGCGAGTCGTCTTGCTGCGCCTCGGAGTTATAATCCAGAACCTGCTGCAGAGGATTCGGCACCGACTCTTCGGTGAACTCCTCGGGCTCGTCGAAGCCAGGCTGCAGGCTGGGGTCGAAGCGTATGCGATCCCATAGCGGCTTGAGCGTGTTGGTGATGCGGCCGTACTTGTTCGTGCTGCTGGTAATGCCTTTGTTCGGCAGGCGCATGTCTGTCAGCCGGTCGCCAATCAACCTCTGGGCCGCATTGTCCTCGTAAACGATCAAGCGCAGGTTCATCGCGTTGTACATGGCATCGATATCTTCCCAGTGGTCGGCGATCGAATTGCCGTACATCTTGGCGTGCGTCAGGTAGAACAGGCCGTTGTGCTCTCCTCCGATCCAGATAGCGACGTTGTCGTCTCCACCGAAGGCACCGTCGATGAACATGTAAAGCGCCAGCTCCGTGTCTGGGCAGGCCTCATAGACAGGATCTGGGAACTCCGGGTTCGAGTCGCGTTCGTGCTTTAGCTCCATGTTCGCGGCCCATAGCGATCGAGGGGTTCGCTTCTTCCGCTCGGCGATCATCTCCGGCGTGAACTCGGCCAGGCGCATCGACCCAATGGGGAATCGGTGAATCTTAATCCCGAGCGCTTCGAGCAGAGTGAAGCCGTCCATCTCGTGCCACGGCGTGCCAGAGAACATCCGTATGCCACGGGGCTCTATGATGTTCTCGAGCTCGTGGATGTAGTTCTTGGTCGCGTCGCGCTCTTTCTGTGAGTACCTATCGGCGATCGTGATGATGTCGTCCGACCAGATGTAATCGTAGTGGTCACCGGTCTGGGAGGTCATGGTTCCCACAGCGGTGAACGAAGGCTCTGGGCTCAGACGCGTGTTGACCGCCAGCCGTATCGCCGATGCGCTCCACTTGTCCGTCTCGAGCGAATAGACCTTATGGGCCGCGAAGAACCATGCCCGCACGAGTTCCGATTGAAACATGCGCTGCAGTGCGCCTACCAGCTTGATCGCCATTTTCTCGGACTTGCGCGCGATCAGCACCCGGAAGTTTGGGTGTATCATCATGAGGAGGAGCATCGCCACAAGCCCACACGTCGTCTTGTAAGACCCCCTGTGCGCCTGCAGAACGCGGATCGGGCCATGCTCCTTCTTCAGGAACAGGTGAATCCATTTGTCGTGGTCTGGGGTTAGCTTTGTGAATCCGAGGAGGTGGCCCAGCTTATGCGGTTCGCGGCACCAATCACTCAGTGCCCTCGAGAAGCCCGTAATCTTGGATGACCTTTGCGAGTTGCTCATTGGTGGTCTGTATGTTGGTGAGATCCAGCTCCCCTTTCATTTTTATGTCTTGCGGCGCCTTACCGAAGCGACGGTCGTTGTATTCCCGCATCGCTGGGATATTACCGGCAGCAGCACGAATGCTGTTTGAATAGGCGATCACAGAGTCGATGTCTTTTTGCGTTGGGATAATCCCTTGCGCCTTTAGCTTTTCAAGGATCACCTTCGGCATAGTTAAACCGCCGACGTGCGAATAGATGTCCTTTGCAGAGCGCGAGCCTTTGGGCCGGCCAGGGCCACCCTTGTTCCCAACCTTAAAAGGCTTTAGGTTCTTGAGCCTCTTGGCTTTGCCGGCGTCCGTGATCTTTTTTTTCACGATTTCTTCTCGTTTTTTTTACAGGGTAAACTTTTTACCGTTACGGACTATCTTACCCTTCGGGACGTAGTTCATCCACCTTTTTAGGATGACGTCGATGTAGTGTGGTTCGATCTCCATCATACGGCAGACTCGGCCGGCTTCCTCACAGGCGATCAGGGTGGTGCCTGAACCGCCGAACCCGTCGAGGACTATGTCCTTGGGCTTAGTTGAATTATGCAGTGCGTTCAGCACGAGCTCGACAGGCTTCATGGTTGGGTGCTCTGGGCTTTTGGAAGGTCGGTTGATATCCCAGACCGATGTCTTATGCTCTCCGGCGCCGTAGAACTTATGGGTCAGCTTCCAGCCGTAGAATATAGGCTCGTGCCGGTAATCGTAGTCGAGTCGGTTCATTGAAAATGTCGGGGAGTTCTTTTTCCAGATCAGGATGTGGCGAGCGAGCATCCCGGCGTCCTGCAGCATCTGCAGCATCTGCAAACTGATCTCTCCGCTTTGTGGAGCGGTGACATAAAAGCTGCATTTATTCGACATGGCCTGATAGATGTTTCTGAAGGCCGGCAGAAGCATGTCGTACAGAGCTCTGGCGCTCTCGGTGTGGTCTCCGACGATCGGGCGCTCGTTCATGCCTCCACCTTTCTTGGCCTTGTTCATATCCTTGGCCTTCTGGGAATAGTTCACACCATAGGGAGGATCGGTAAAGACCATGATCGGCGCGTCTCCGCCTACGAGGAGCATCATGTCAGCTGCATCGGCCGTGCTCCCGCAGTACAGACGGTGCACCATGCCTTTGGGTGAATGGAGCTCGAACAGGTCTTTCTTCTGACTGACAGGCTTTACAACGGTCGGCAGGTCTTTCTCGTCTACCTCTGTCGGCCCGGTGCTCTTGAATCCCCAGTTGAGCTTGAACGGTTCAAACGACGCGGCGATGCTATCCATGTCCATGTCGCTGGTGAAGTCCAGAAAGCCGTCGTTCGTCATCTGGGCATAGTGGCTCTGGTAGGCCATGAATATTCGCTTGGCTTCTTTTTCGTTTTTGATGTCGAGAAAATTACAGGTCAGCTTCTCCGGGATCTTTTCTCCCTCTGTCGCCATCTCCTCGATCGCCATAAGACGGTGGTGGCCGTCGAGCGAGATGATGTCTTTGCCGCGCTGCCATACGTAGAACGGCGAAGCAAAGCCGTTTTCTTTGAGCGACTTCTTCAGCTTGGCCATGCGCTCTGGTGTGGTCTTCTTCAGGCCTTTTGGCTGGTATGGCTTTAGTGCCTTCCACGAGATTTTTTCTGTCTTGAGTATTTTGTCGAGCATGAGAATCCTTACCGAACCGGCATCGTTGCGTTCGGGGTGCGCTTTGTCTTGTGCACCTTTTTGGCTTTTGTTCTTGGCTGATAGACGTGATCATCGAGCGCCCAATCGTTCAGCAGAACCCGAGCGCGACGCATGTGCAGATTATAGATCGCGGTGACGTGCTCTTTGATTCGATCTGGTTTAGAGAAGTCGCTGGTGCTGATTCGGTACACGCAGATCCCGGCAACGGTGGCTGTGTTGTACTTATCGGTGTCGGCAATGAATCCAACGCCTCTGGTGTGCCGGCCACCAGCAAAGACAGCCCCTTCGATCTCGATTGCTATTTTTGATGTTTGGATGTAGTAGTCAAAGACCCATTTGCGTTTTGCATGGAACCGGTGTTCCGGCTCGATGCTGAGGATCAATTTCCCCAGCATCTGCAAGAACACCTCTTTCCCGTTATTTGATCTGTGGTTACTTTCAACGATCATAATGCATACCTCCAAATGTATCTGCCAGAGGATTTTCTTTTTCCTTTAGCGGAAGCGCAAATGTTGGCGTCGCGTAAGTTCAATATTCGACAAGCGTCGGCGATAGAATCATATTCTGCAACCTTTTCTCCAGCCATCCCGTACTGAATTATGCGACGACTGTTTTTGTTAAGCCTTCCAAGCTTCCCTTTCATGCCTGAAATCCGGCCAAGGAAGTCATATGAATGCTGTAAGTTTTCTGAGAAAGTGCATCACTCAAGATTTTCGAGTCTATTGTCCAACTTGATCCCATTCTTATGATTCACAAACGGTTTTTGAATGTCAATGCCTAAGAACGCGATTGCCACTAATCGATGAACCAAGTACTGCCTTGAATTTCCATTTTTTGACAGCGCGACTCTTTTGTAGCCTTTCAAACCGATCTCAGCCAGACGCTTGCGCATTCCTGATCGCCTATAGTTGATTGAGTAAACTTCGCCGGAGTCGCTTACTTCATAGACTCCGGCGAATCCGACTACTGCCTTTAGAATCATTTTATCGGTAATTCTAATTGGTTGTTGCCGTCATACATTCCTTTCGCATCGATCTTGATCGGTGAACTCGAACCGGTCTGCGTGTCTTTCAACTTACAGGTGACGGTCGTCTGCACTGAGTTCTGCCAGTAATCGTTCTCGATGTTTTTGGAAAACGGGATGTTGATCTGGATTCCATGTCCAGCCTCGTTCCCGTATTTAGCAATGTTGGCCCTTACCTTCTCCAGCGCGTTTTCGATCTGCTTTACCAGATCCCCGCCAGCCAGGTTCATGGCCGATAGTTTTTCAAGTTTCATCTTTATCCTCCGCTATTCACCATCTCTCGTCGTGGTGCCGTGGCAACACTTTTACGGATTTTCATGTGGTAAATAGTCTGAATTGGTGGCTCTACACTGAGAGCATCCCATAGGTCTTTATCTCTCCATTGGCTTTCAATCTTCACGCAGTCCAGTGCCATGCCGAGGTCGCTGGCGTAATACACGCGGACTTTATTGTCCTTGATGCGATCGAACTTTAACGTCACGCCGACCTTTGCTGCCCCGAGCATCATTCGATGCGCTCCGATGATATAGACGGCTGGGGTGATCGGGACTTCAAACGACCTGAGATGGTCGACTTTGCTTTCGAGGTATTTCTCGAACCACATTGCGTCTGGATTATAGAATTGGCGCTCTTGCTGCGCGGCCCGTAAATACTGGCGCGCCGCCGGCCGGTTTTCTTTCGGTAAAGTCCTCAATGCCTTGTGGTATTCTTTCCATGAGTACCAGGATCGGTGTGCTATTCGTTGGCCGATGTTCATGATGACTTTGTCGCCGCAGATTTTATCAAACCTGCGCTGCTCGATTAGAAAGCGAGGTGTCGGAGTTTCAGGGACAATCTTCATATAATCTTTTTTTCCACCGTGCAGATCGTATCATTTTTTGCACCGCCATGGCATACAAGCAATATCTCCACTTGCTCGAATCCGCGCGTCTTACCGATTCCGACCGAGTTCCAGCCAAATGATATTACTACCCCACCCCTCTGACATACGCGAGCCACTTCAATTCTCAATTTTGACCAGAAACTTGATTGCGTCGTTTCCATGTTCACTGTCTTTCCCATGCGTTTATAGTGCTCTGATATTTGCCGTGGAGAGTAAGGCGGGTCAAATAGTATGAGATCCGCAGAGGCATCAGGACGTGACTTCAGGAAGTCGAGAGCATCCATACTGAAATCACAATTCTGATCCGGGTCAAGATCGTTCGTCACATGCGCGTATCTGTTGCCATTGGCAAACGGGTCGATTGATGCATTAGCTGCGGAAGCATATCGTTTCACCATAGCGCCTATTGGTTTTACTGAAAATGTCTTGGCGTTTGACATCGCCCATTCGCGCCGAATAATTGGATTAACCATTGAATTCATATCTCCAAACAGATCAATATCGTTCATGCGTCCTCACGGTATTTTTCACCGCGCCAATACCAAGCACGCATTTCGTGCTTTTCAAAACCGGGGCTCGCCCATTTGCGTGGATAATCCCAGAACCGGCGGTAAAGCCTTCTGATGAATTTCATGGATTAACCTCTGCGCATA